CCGCGATGTTACACGTATGATGAATGCGTATGCCTATGACACGCAGGCATTGAAGGAACTAAATGTGGAGATGGGGCGTATTTCAGTTATGGAGGATTTCGATCTAACGTTGCAGCTATTGCGGAAAGGTTATCCAAACCGTGTGTCGTACCAGTACGTTTGGAACCAACGCGGTAGTGGTGCAGAAGGAGGATGCAGCAGTTACCGCACCGCTGAATTACAGACAAAGTCTGCACAATTACTTCAGCAGTATCATCCTGAGTACGTATCCTTGGTTACCAAATCAGCCGGATCTGTATGGAAAGATATGGAAGAACGCTCGGACGTAAACGTCCAATGGCAAAAAGCATATGAGGATGGACGAAATGCACGTAATCGAAGCTCAGAATGTTCGTGATGCACTGCCTCGGGCAGTAGAATACCTTCTGCATTATGGCTTGCGCGAGCAGACCAGAAATGGTCCGGTCTTTGCTGCGCCAGAGCCTGTTACGATCTGGTATCGTAAACCAAAGCAACACGTTCTTCTTAACCGGGTAAGGGATGCTAACCCATTTTTCCATTTGATAGAAGCAATGTGGATGCTTGCCGGTAGGCAGGATGGTGCATTCCTGGATCATTACGTAAAGGATTTCAGTAAACGCTTCGGTAACAATGGTATCATCATGGACGCCTATGGGTATCGCTGGCGTCACGGACTACGGTTTGATCAACTGGATGAAATTGTTGCACAGTTACGGAAAGATCCTACATCCCGGCAATGCGTACTCCAAATGTGGGGAGCCGGTGAGACACGTGAGCTACTATCCTATTCAGCGAAACCATGCAATCTTTCTGCCGCTTTCCGTATCGTCGGTAATAAGTTAGATATGACAGTGTTTAACCGGTCAAACGATCTTATATGGGGATGCTGTGGGGCGAATGCTGTGCACTTTCCAATACTTCAGGAGTACATTGCCGGTCGGTTAGAGTTAGAGCTAGGGTACTACCATCAGATATCTACTAACCTACATCTGTATGAAGCACATATTAATATGATGCAGAAGCGTACAAATTTTGAGGAGGGTGATTTTCCAGATTTTTTAAGGGATAGTTGGGTTTATGAAAAGACACAACCATTAATGACATATCCGTTAACATTTGATTTAGAGTTACAAGAAATCATGATATGGATCGATGGCATACACGAGAATAAAGAAGTCTATGACGGCAATATTACGAACGGGTTTCTACGTGAAGTTGTGCTGCCGATGGCCGCAGCTCACGAATATTATAAGAATAAAGATAAACAAGGAGCCTACAAAGCTATAGAGGCAGTTATAGCAGAAGACTGGCGTAATGCGGGGAGGCAATGGTTAGATAGGAGGCACGATGAACGAATCAGAAGACAACTTAGTACGGCTTGATGCACGATTAAGCGGTCAAATTCTTCGCTATCACACGTGGCCTATCCTGGGCCAGCAAACAATTGCTGAGCACAGTTGGCATCTTATGCGAATCTATTTGGCCGTTGCAAACGAAATAGATCCATCTATGGTTCGCCATATTACGTTCCATGATATAGGCGAAACCGAAGTGGGTGACGCCCCATTTCCGGTTAAACACGACAATCCGCAACTAAAAGAACAAATGGACACAATAGAGCTTAAATCTCAATTGCGCCAGCTTTATTTTTGGGACTCATTCAAACAAGTTCTTTTAAACGATCAAGATAAAATTCTATTCAAACAAATTGAGTTGGTGGAAATGGCTGAATTTGGTTTGGATCAAGTGTGTCTCGGTAACAGCCACGGCTTGATTGTGGCTAATAGATGTTTGCGTGCAGTCTACGAACAAAAGCCTTGCGTTCGGCTCGTTGAATATGTTATAAAGAGGTTAGAGTTATTCTTTAAACAGAGCCGGTTTAGAATAACATCAGGAATGATCAATAAGGAGTGGTGGGATCCTAAAGATTGGGATATGAACCATCTACGGGAGGAGAAAACCAATGTCAGCCAATGAAAGTCAAATTGGTGGCAATCATTACAAGACAACTTACGAACATTGGGATCTATGTGTCAAGATCCCGTTGGGGTATCTCGAAGGATGCACGACCAAGCATGTGTCCCGATGGCGCAAGAAGCTTGGTATCCAGGATCTACAGAAAGCATTGCATTACCTCGATAAACTAATGGAAGTCGCCACCTATGACGTCAAGAGAAATTATGATCAAATGCACGCAGACCTTGAAGTTGAGCGCTTCGTGGAAGCAAATGCTTTGACACATATGGAATACCAATATATTTTCATTCTGTGCACATACATAAATGAAAAAGCATTAAGAAGTGCACGGAATATTCTTATGAAAATTATTGCTACCGCAATGGAAGAAGTTAAACGTATCGAAGAAATCAACGTGCCGGGTAGTCCAGAGGACGGTGGGCAACACGCAAGGATGGAAATACCAGATGCGTGACGTTGAATGTCCCTGCTGCCATGGGAAAAAATACATAGAGGTAATTCATGACGATATGCAAGGATCACCAGTGTGGAAAGAAAGATGTAACTCCTGCGTGGGAACAGGTAAAGTGGAAGCAGAAGAGTTCTATCTTCTAAATGGACTCTGGTCACATGACGAACCAAAGGCAAATCAAGCCCCATAAATGGCCCGTGGTGCGCTGGACCGCCTGCCCGGTGCCGTGTAGCGGCACCCCATTCAAAACGCACGGGCGATAGGTTTTTAGGGCAGGGCGAGGCTATCTAAGCTAGGGTGCTAGGGCAATGGGTAAAGGCAAGCCGTTTCCAGGTCAGCTTCCTCTATTTCCACCAGAAAGTTTGTGGACTCCATCTAAAGAATTACCAGATTTGAGTCAGGAAACTGAAGTTGCGATTGATACTGAGACTCGTGATGAGTCCCTAGCCAAAGACCGCGGTCCTGGATTTTACCAGTATGAAAAAGCCAACCCAAGAACCGGATACATCTGCGGTATATCTGTTGCATGGCGGAACAACGCCACTTATATTCCACTACGCCATCCTGAAACAAACAACTTCGATTTCAACAAAGTTCGGAACTGGCTTAGACATCTGGCAAACCAAAACCATACTCGATTCATATTTCATAATTTCCAATATGACTGGGGATGGATTGAAGCTGTGTTTGGTTCACCATTTCCACTCCCACCTCCACTCTTACTAGATGACACAGCGGCTATGGCTGCAATGGTGAATGAAAACCTGTTTTCATTTTCCCTGGATAATCTGTGTAAGTGGCAGAAACTACCCGGTAAAGATGAAACAGTGCTAACTGAAGCAGGTATTCAGTACGCCGCCAAAGGAAAAGAAAACCTGTGGCAACTCCCGGCTAAGTACGTTGGACCGTATGCAGAACAAGATGCTATGAGCACATTGCTTTTGGCTCAGAAATTGCGTCCGCTGTTAGCCGCTGAACATTTGGAGGAGTCGTATCAAATCGAGCGGAACTTATTGCCTATCACGTTAACAATGAAACAGCGTGGGGTGAAGGTTAATACGGATAGAGCCAGGAAACTTGCCGGCGCGATACTGGCGAACTGCGAAGTTAAACTTAATCAGCTTGGTAAAGAGGTCGGTGAAAAAGTTACCATCAAAACAATACGCCAGAGTAAGTGGCTTGAAGACCAGTTTATCAGAAGAAATATTCCCGTTTTCCATACAGCATTGGGACATCCAAGTTTCGCCAAAGAAAACATGGCCAATCACCCGGAAGAGTTTCCACGGCTTGTGCACAAGATTAAGCATGACACAGAGCTCGCAGAAAAGTTTTTACTCGGGTACATTTGTGAGTACGCACACAAGGGTCGTGTCTACCCAACAGTTAATCAATTCAGAAGCGAAAGCGGTGGTGCACGCAGCCATCGATTCAGTTACTCCGATCCACCGCTCCAGCAGATGCCTAGCCGGGATGATGAATGGGCTCCGCTTATACGATCGTGCTTTGAGCCTGAGGATGGTGAGGAGTGGTGCAGCATTGATTACCGGCAACAGGAATATCGGCTGATCGTATACGTGGCTGAAAAGCTAAGAGCTAAAGGAGCAAAGCAAGCGGCCGATATGTACCGCACAGATCCTAATACTGACTTTCATGATTATGTTGCATCCATCACACGCTTACAACGTCGGCGTGCCAAGGATGTCAACTTCGCAGTTAGCTATGGAGCCGGTGTTAAGAAGTTTGCCGTGATGACTGGCATGGATGAGACAGAAGCTGAGTCTGTGTTAAGACAATATAATGAGAGACTACCATTTGTTCATCAAGCCTATAACGAATACATGTGGATGGCAGATCGGCAGGGATATATTGAATTGGTAGACGGTGCACGCAGTCATTTTAACTTGCATGAACCGGCAGACTATCGCAATTTCAATCTTAATTGGTGGAAGGAACAACATCCTGATGTGGAGGTAAATACGCTCTCATGTTTTATAGAAGAAGCTGAACGTAGGATTAAAGACAAAAATCATCCATGGTATGGTCATCGCCTTCGCCGATCATTTGGGCACAAAGCATTCAACCGCATGATACAGGGTAGCGCGGCGCGGCAAATTAAGAAAGCAATGGTTGATGTCTATCATGCAGGATACATGCCACTTTTGCAGATTCATGATGAGTTGTGCTTTAGCATGAGTGACACAACTCATGCTAAAGTGTGTGCGGAAATTATGGAAAAGGCAATACCAGATATCACAATCCCAATGCTTACGGATATCAAGCTAGGCAAATCATGGGGCGACCTGAAGAAATAATATTTCACTAGACCGGCATAAAAAGAAAAATAATTTCCTCAATTTAGGGTTGCAATTCCTCCAAATATATGCTAAGTAGAAAATTGCAACATAACAAGGAGGTTTTATGGCGAATCCTGCAGTCCCTGGTCAGCCCTCTGCACCGACTCCTGGTGTACCGGGTCAACCCGCACAAGGTCAAGTCCACAAGCCAACTGCCGTTCCGGCTCAGCCTGTGCCGGGTCAGGCCCAAGCGGCTCCTGCTGCACCCACGAATGGTGCTGAGGGCGAGAAGCCAAAGCGAAAAGCAAAGGCGAAGACTGGTGTTCCACGGCCTCGTCTAGCTAAGTTTGATGAGAACCATGTCATTACGGTTCTCAGACCCAATGCCAAGACTCGCATGTCAGGTGACCGATACAACCAGTATCAGACCGGCATGACGGTCAAGGCATACATCGACAAAATGACCGCCGAGCCATTCAAGCGCACGGTTGGTCAGGTGTATGCAGATCTGCGGTGGGACACTGATCCCAATCGTAAGCTGATCAACATCGGCCCAGAGGTTGTTCCTATTCCGGAGCAGCCAGTGAAGGAGCCGAAAGCACCTAAGCAGGCAGCGCCGACTCCCGGTCAGCCCGCTTAAGTTTTACAGAACCCCGTTAAACTCGTTAAGTTAACGGGGTTCTTTTTTGTTGGTCAACATGAAACTTATCATTGTAGATACAGAAACTTCGGACCTTGATCCAGCCAAGGGTGCAGAAGTCATACAATTGGCGTGGATTGAACTTGAGAAAGTCGGTGAAATATGGCAACCGACATTCTCTACAGAATACTACATTGAATTTGATGGACAGATTTCACCTAAAGCGCAGGCCGTCAATCATATACAACATGAAAAATTGCAAAAGGGATGTGGCGCAATTCCTCGATTAGAGGCATTTAACTTTTTCTTAGAACACATCCGGCCTGATAGTATCATGGTTGCTCACAACTCAGATTTTGATTCCAAGTTCTTTCCTATGGTGACACGACCGTGGATTTGCACAATGCGTTCGGCCAGACATATCTGGCCCAATGCTCCCGGCTACAGCAATCAGGTTCTTCGTTATTGGCTGAAGACTAATATCTTTGACATCGCAGCAGCAGTGCAACACCGGTTCCCACACGAGGCACTGTATGATGCAGCGACCACGACCAGTATACTGTTGAAGATGCTGGAGAACCACACACCAGAACAATTGATGATCTTCTCCAAACAACCGGTGAGATTAAAGACTATCGGTTTTGGAAAGCACAGAGGACAAGAATTCGGTTCTATTCCTCAAGATTATTTGAGATGGTTACGTTCAACCACTCAAGATGAAGATGTGAAACATACCATTGATTCTATGCTCAAATGAAAGACGGCGGCCTCAGAACATTATTCCGTCTGAAATACCAACAGTTCCAGTGGACAAGTGTAGAAACAGCCGGGACTGCCAGCGGTATTCCTGACTCTGAATTCTGCACACCAGACGGGATTCAAGGCTGGATCGAATTTAAACAGACGTCTATCTTCCACGTACAAATCAAACCATTCCAAGTCGCATGGCTCACACAACGTTGCCGATTTGGCGGCAATGCTTGGATTGCTGTGCGTCGTGTTCCCACAGCCCAAAAATATGAAGACGTAGATGAACTTTGGCTCATGCGTGGGAGCCAAGCTAATAGATTATTCTATGATGGATTAACCGATACCCATGCTATGGTCTGGTCTGGTGGGCCAAGAAACTGGAATTATGATGAAATTGAGAAAATCTTGAAGCTGAAACTTCAGTTTTAAAGTAAGTTGCATTCCCCAACACAACCGGCTATAATACTTTACAACCAATATAAGGGGAGTATTAATGCGATATCTTGATGTTAGAGTGCGACTACCGGTCAACAAGCTAGGCCCGTTCGTCGATGAACTACCGTATTGGGCACAAGTGCTTGGTTTCGATAAGCTAGAGAAAGAAGACACACCAAAGAAAACCAGAACAGGTCGCCCGCCAATTCCTAATGGATCATATGTGCCGGGGAAGGGTACATCTGCTGAAGCAATATTGAAATATCTAAATAAAGGACCAGCAGCACGCTCAGTGATTATGAAAACTTTAATGAACAAGTTTCATGAAAAGGCCCTCTCATCAGCTATAAAAGGACTAAATGATAGGGGCAAGATTCTCAAGCAATCGGATGGAACCTATGCTCTCACGTAACAAAAACGCTGGCGCGCTGAAGGTCTATAAATCATACAACTTCATTGACAAGGACCCAATCGTAGACTACACCCGGACAAAAGTCTACGCCAACGGTGGCCCAAGCAAGATCGCTAAAGCAAGCGGCGTAAGCCCGACCACACTTTACGGATGGTACAAAGGCAAGACACGAAGACCACAGTTCGCGACTGTTGCAGCCGTGTTGATTGAGTGTGGTGAAACCACGCTTGACCTAAAGAAAATCCGGCGGGGGTAAAATGCCAAATCCCGATAAAGAGTTGATCTCTATCAGTCCTGGAGGTGAAGTTAAAAGAACTTCACTCGACGCACACCCTACCCTAGATCAGTTAAAGGATATTGTCGGTGGATACATTGAGCTCATCCCCTATTTCAATAAATTTGAAAACAAACCATGCATCGCGTTTTGCAATGAAATGGGGAAATTGCATGAATTACCAGTTAATCTAAAAGCAACAAATCTGTGGATAGATGCTTATGGGGGATCAGTTTCACCGGACTACCTTGTTGGATCTATCGCAATTGTGGTAGGACCACGATCTTTTCTTGATGCCATGTAGGTGAGGTTATGCGAACCGGATATAGCGAAAAGCTTGATAGGCTGGGCAATCAGGTCATCACAAAATTCTCTGAACCTGTCGTACGCGACATGGGCGCGGAGCTGAAGATTGTTGAGTTACCATCTTATATCACAGTTGAGGAACGAGATCTTATTGTTAAAGCCGTTCGCGAGTACATTAGCAAGGATTAATCAAATGAGACCACTCCTTATAGATGAAGTAGCTAGAGCCAAAGTCGCTCTTGTAGTTGCGTATGCAATGGACCATCCATACCGTCCTGGAGATCCAGTGCCTGGGGACAATCCCAAGTACGTCACGCATTTAGATACGTATCGATGCGTGTTTACATTCACTCATGCTTATGGAGAAGTTTGGCGACACCTATCTATCTCAGTTCCTAGTGAGGATTACCCTAATCCAGCGGCAGCATTTATGATTGCCACTGAGTTTGGTTTTACCGGGTGGGATGAACGTACAATCGACGGTATTCCTAGTGGATGGAGAGTGGATGTAAACAAAACTGAACACTGTGTTGTTCTAGGTCAGAAAGTGAATTAACATGAGCAGAATATTTACCTGTAAAGACTGCGGTCTTGAAATTAATTCTATTGGTTTTGATACTAAAGAAGACATTTGTGCGGTCTGCCGTTGGATACGTAATAATATGGACCTAACTCCAGAAGAGAGAAAAGAACTGCGTCTGCGATTACGAGGAGAAGTGGATGTTCCAAGTTCAACGTAAGCAGTGTAAGACCTGTATCTTTACAGACCACTGGCAACCAGAACAACTTCAATCTCTTCTTAATCAAATAAAAGATCCACACATGGAAGGATATTTTGCAGGACACAGAATATGTCATCACAGTCACACGGCATGTTGTGCTGGATTCTGGGCACGGCACAAAGACGACTTTACGCTCGGGCAGATGGCACAGCGACTTGGGCTTGTGGAGTATGTGGATCATGACAACGCTTCAGGCGTTTGAAGACCCCTTACATGAAGGCAACAGCTCCAAGTACCACACCGGAAGTAAGTGCATCGAAAAAGGATGCGAACGACCGGCTGGAACGTGGTGGTCACCACATTGGTGCTTCGAGCATAATGTGGAGCGTATCAAGCGCATCACAAAACAGCTTGATGGGGTTTTAGGACATGCAGTCAAGATACGCGCACCAAGAAACCGCACTTGATCTATTAGGGCGAAACAATGAGTTCGCTCTTCTATGCGAACAAGGTACCGGGAAATCCCGTCCTGTTGTCGAGGACTGGATTAACCGGGTGAGGATGGGGTTGGCTGATGATCTAGTGGTATTGGCTCCCAAGGGTTGTTATATGAATTGGATAGGTACTGAAGAGGAGCCGGGTGAGTTAGACAAATGGGTTCCTGAGGATTGGAAGGATAAAATTCAAATTGCACCGTGGGTCAGCGGTGGCACGGCAGCACAGCGATTAGCTATTGAACGTTTACTTCATGCTAAGATGCCACGGTTTCTTTGTATGAATATCGAAGCACTGAATCGCCCTGGCAACGCACGTCAGTATCTACTCAAATTTCTCATCAACCGCAGAGTCATAGGAGTTATCGACGAGTCAACAACTATTGCTCATGAATCAGCGGCCAGGACCAAATTTCTACTGAAAGAAGTAGCTCACCGGTTTACGTTCCGTCGTATATTGTCAGGATTAGTTGCACCAGAAAGCCCAATGGATCTGTATACACAATACCGGTATCTGGATTGGAAAATCATCGGGCAACGCACATTCTGGGGATTTAGAAATCGTTATGCAATTGTCCAAGAAGTAGATTTTAGACCCACACATCTTCGCGTTGAGGGTAAGAACTTTCGCAAGGCACCGGTTATCATTGATTTCCGTAACATTGATGAACTCAATAAATTGATTATGACACGGAGCTATCGTGTTACTAAGGATGAAGTCTTGGATCTATTGCCTAAGATCTATAAATTTTGGGATGTTGAGTTAACTGAAGAGCAGGATCGCATTTACCGGCAAATGCGTGACATCGCAACGGCACAACTCGCGGAAAATGTTTATGCGACAGCGAGTATGAAACTCGATCAGCTTGGGAAAATGCAACACATTCTATGTGGGCATGTCAAGAATGAAGATGGTTCGTTGTACGATATACCAGAAACTCGCACTGACGCCATAACAGAAATATTGCATGAACACGCAGGTAAAGCTATAATATGGGCACCCTACCCACAAGCTCTTCGCAAAATTGCGAAAAGGCTATTGGAGGAGTTTGGTGAGGATAGCACGGTTTGCTATTGGGGAGAAACGAGGCAGGAGGAGCGGCTAATAGCCCGAAGTCGAATACAGAATGATGAGAAGTGTAGGTTTATCGTGAGTAACCAGAGTGTTGGCAAGTTTGGGAATACGTGGACGAGTTGCAACCTAGTGATCTACTACGCCAACTCGTTCGATAATGAAGATAGACAACAGAGTGAGGACAGAGCTCACCGTATTGGTCAAACCAAATACGTTACCTATATTGATCTGCGTGCTAAGGGCACCATCGATGACAAGTTGATCCAGGTACTTCGAAAGAAGATAAACATGGCATCAACATTACAAGGGGATGCATTCAAACAATGGCTGATATAACCTGTGAACAACTAGAACCTAAAAAGAAAAAGAGTAAGTACCCGCATGGCGAGCCAAGAGATCCAGAAAAGCTGCGCGAAATATCACGTTTAAAAAATGAGGAAAATCTAACGTGGCAGCAAATAGGTGAAGCATTAGGAATATCACGCCAGGGAGCGTGCCTATTGTATCACCATTGGAGGATGATAGGGTGGTTTGAGGATGAGGAGTGGGAAGAGGAGGAGGAAAAGGTATGACACCATCAGAATTTGTAACGCAAGAACTAGGGCTTGTCAGGCAGACATTTGATCAATTTCAGGTTTTAAACCCAATGGTCGTTTTTGTAAAAGATGATAGACGCGTAATTATAGCAGCAGAATTTCATAACGATGCCCACAAGGATGTGGTGAGCGAAGGAATAAAAGAATTGGTTAAAAGATCTGAACCAGATATTGTTGTCTATTCAGCAGAAGCATGGGCTGCAACCGTAAAAGATTATAAAGAAGGAGTTACAATACGACCTTCATATCATCCAGATAGAATAGAAATAGTTGTTGTGCAGATAGAATTTAAAACAG